GTATTCCTTCTCTTGGCCTTCGGCCTCATCTCATCCATCCTTGGCCAGAGCCAGCTCGTTCGAGCCGGTCGGCGACAGCTTTAGCCCCAGTTGCAGCGGCCCTTGCCAGCGCACTAGCAATGCCCCCTGTACTGTGCCCATGGCCCTGGCCAATGGCAATGGCCATATACCGAAACGCATCCGCCCCATCATTGTGCATGGGTTCATTACTCAGCTGTCCATCAATAACTCGATAGCAATAATGTCTCAGAGCTTGCAGCCCATCAGTACACTCACTCTCATCAAAATAGCACTTCGGGAACAAGAGCCGAGCTGCATTAATCCCATCGGTGAGACTCAGCTTCGGCACAATCGCCACTCGATACCCGGCTGCCCGGACTTGCTCCTCGATTGTTTTCTTTGTCCCGAGTCGCTTGGCTTTCGCATCATGAGGCAGAAACATCGTCCCAATCACAAATCCTCGCCTCTGGCACTCCTTGAGATAATACCCGACATCATCCTGGAGTCTATCCTCGAAATATCCCAGCACTCGAATCTGCATCGCGACTTGCTGTGCGAACCACATGGCCGTACAGTCAGCTCGGCCTATGTCCCAGAACACATCAACAGGATTCCCCCGTTCGTAGGGAACAGAACAAATCCTATTCTCGGCCTGGACTGCCCTCAATTGTTTCGCATAAACAGCCCCTTCCAGCATTTGAACACAATGTCCCTCCCAGACATTGAGATAATAATCATAATCTCTTTTCTTGTCTAATTCAAGCTCGGCCTTCAGCACATCCGGGAACCACGGGTTGTCCCTCCAGGTCATCTTGACCACAACACTAGTCCCAGGGTCGGCGTTCAGCACAAATCGCTGGTATGTATAATCCGTCTCGAGCTCGGGATTGAATGTGAGAATAATCTCCGACCCCGGCTTGCGGATAGTGGGGATTAGAGTCCCCCAACTCGCTCTCGAGACCTTGTTTGCTTCCTCAACCCAGCAGACATCAATTCCTTCGTAAGATTTGATTTTGGAGGTATTATTTTTGATCCCCTCGAATGAGAACGTAGTCCCGTTCTTTCCGATGATCTTGGCCACTTGGATTTCATAGAAATCTGTCAAACCAAGGGCCTCGATCTGGTCACTCAGCAGCTTATGCACCGACTCAGAGATCGAGTTCTGGAGCTCTCTACAGCACAGTATCCTCAATGGACTTCCAGTCCCTTTGAGCAAAAGGGCTCTCGCTACTCCCCAAGACCTCCCGGCCCCTCTCCCGCCCCAGAAGACTTTGGTTCTCTTGGGCTCGAATAGGCACTGGAGTTTCTCTGGGAATTGAGCGTCAATGAGCAAGGAGAGCTCCGAGGGGCATGGGATTGATCATCAATCGTGGGTGGAGTAGCCCTCGCCCCTTCACGGCACAATCCCCCTCTTCACCTGCTCTTGCAGCGCATCGAGTTGCATTTGCAAGGTCTCGAGCACTCTCTCATCGTCAATAGACTTGCTCTGAGCATACCTAGCCTTGGCCACTTCCACCCCAGCCTGCAAATTCCTCAAACTCCCCGCCTGCGAGGCCGCGACTTGGCTCTGCTGCCAGATTCCAAATCTCCTTTGGGCAATACCCAGCTCATCCAGCCGATTCGATATCTGATCCTGCTGATCAAGGAATTTCATATGAGCTTGGACCTCTTGTGCCGCCACTGCTTGCACCTCAGCCCGAGACGGCACGGGCAAGGGCCCGCTTTCAGCTATTGGTTTTGCATAATTCCAAATAGTCCCAAGCCCCAACAGCCCCGCCCCTATAATAGAGACTGTCTTGATATACTCCATCCAGGCATGATGCCGACTCGGCATTACAGCCCTGGGCCTTTGGCCCTTGCCTGATCTCTCTTTGCTCAACTAATCCTCCCATTCATGTCAAATCTGTGTCCTCACCGGACCAAGCTCGGCCAATAGCCTTCTCGTCCCGACCAACGGCGTCACCAACCCAAACATGCCCAGCCCCTCCTTCCAATACGGGCTTGCTTGTTGGATCTGGGTCATCCCATTCCCTATCAGCGGATACACGAATAATTTCTCCCTCGGCCCATCCCAGACCGTAGGGGATTTATCATACCCCAGCATGAGGCTTGAGTGTTCCACAGTGGCCGCACCAGTAGCGGTATCAATCACAAACACCTCGGCATAGGTATCGCCCGCTTCAGAGCTTGAACCAGGTATAATATACAATATCTGGCCACCAATCAAGTTCCCATTCTGTGACCATCTCGAGCTGTGCATCGGTTCCCCGGACAATGCTGGCTGAGACGTTCCTTTGAACAACAACTCTCTCGTCCACATCACAGCCCCAGTACTCGAGCTCACCTTCACCACAAAGCTTTGCCTGGCTGGGGCTATTGCCCCCCTCGAAGTAATCCCAAAAATCAAATTATTATCCACTGAGTCAAACACCAGCGAGGTAAAACCCACATCCGTCGCCCCAGTCCAATTCGGGCTAAAGTCCCCCGGAACATAGGACTTGATCGCAGTGGTGGTCATGCTCGGCGGGGTCACTTTGATATTGACTCTAGTCAAGGTCGGAAAGTAACTCCTCCCAAGCTCTGGAGTCAGCACATACAGTCTCGAGTCCGCCCCCGAGTTCTCCCCCACCACCATGAGACTATTTCGCTGGGGACTCTGCAGAGTCCGATCTGTGTTCACTCCATACACCACAGTCCCCAGCGAAGCCAGACTCGTCCCATCGAATAGCTGGAAAAAGTTCCCCGTCGAGTCGGTCCCATCCGAGCTAAAGAGCACAATCACATACGGGGATCCCGAGTTCGTCACAACCCCGAGATTGAGATCCTGATCATGATCGAACGTGGCTGGGGTCGCTCCAGCGACTAGCAGTGCCTGTGAGCCCACCAGGGTCAAATTAAGGTCTATCTTGGCCAGCCTCAAATTCGCAATCTGCGTCGCAATCGCGAACGAGGTCGTCGCGCTATACAGCACATAGACATTCCCACTGCCATCAATCTCCATCAAATCCCGGACTACCGTATACGCCCCACCGAAAATAGTAGTCCGAGTCGCGAATTGCAACATCACCCCACTAGTCAGATCATTGGACTGGAGTCCACTCCCCGAACTCCCATGATCCCCTTGACAGTAGACCTTTCCCCGAACCGGGTCTATGACTAGCCCACCAGAGGCCAGAGTTTCATTCCCGCCCGAGGCCACATCAATAAGCAGCGGCACAAAGCTCCCACTCATGAGCTTCGCTCGCTCATAAAACCACCGTCCAAACCAGCGTGATTGAGATAAACGCCCCAGTCGAATCCTGAGAACTCGGACTCACTAGCCGAAACTGATCCCCCGAGCTCCAGCTCACATCCGAGACAAAGACAATAGTCGGAACCCCACTCGTGCTGAACGTAATCGTCCCAATGACCGTGCCGTTCTTTTGTAACTCGAGCGCAAGTGCCCCAGTCGGATTGGTCCCAATTGTGGCCACAGTGCCAGCCAAGTTCGCTGGCAGAGTCAGATTCCTGACTATATTAAATATCGGGTATACCTCTCCCGCAGTCGGCTTGCCCGCGATATAAATCGGGAGATCATATAACGTCCCAGCAGCCAAGGCATTATTCACAATGGTCGTGACATCTGCCTCCGCCACCATGGCCTCGACCTGCTTATCCCAGACCGTCACATCGAATTGAGTAGTAAGTACCTGTCGGTATTGGCCAATTCCGAATATGACTCCCCTCCCAGCCGAGTCCAGCACAACGGGATTCTGATTTAACGTTGTGTGATCCCGATCTCTCCAGGTATCTTTGAATGTCGTCGTTGCTGGAGGGACATAGAAATAAACCTTCCCCCCGTCATAGGGGACTCCATTCTCATCAACAAATGTCTGTTCCCCATTCGGGAGCAGAGTTGCCACCGCAGCCATGCTTCGCCCCTTGCCTACTTGGCCCGATTCAGGGCCTTATTGATGACTCCAAACGCCCCCAGCGGCCCTGGATTAGCCAAGGCCCCAGCACTCGGACTTGAAATTGGCTTGGTTGCGCTGGCCACCGGCTTATCCGTTCCCATGATCCGACGCTGGATTTTATCCGCCCGCTCACCTTTTCCCCAGTCC